CGAAGGAGGGTGTCTAGGTCTCGTACGGTGATAAACGCGTCGCCACCGATACCATAGTCGGTACCCCAAGAGTTGTGCAATCTGACATAAGACTTGTCAATATCTACATTATCCCATTGTGCTGGGAGGTCTGCGTTTTTCTTTACAATTCTAACACCATTGGCCATGATGGCATGACCGCCAACAAGGTTGCCTGTCGGCTTGATGAAGTGTGCTGCATTAGGGGTATACATGTCGTAATACCAGTCAATACCTAGAACTACCGGCCCCTGATATCCAATGACACGAAGTGCATCCTGAATACCAAACGCCCAACGGTATTCCTTGATGAGGGCATTTCCGTACTGGTTCACGATTTCCTGAACCGCCTTGACGCCTGCCAATACAGAAGTACCGCTATAGTCTTCACCGGGCCACGGGTCCAACTGCTGTGCGCGGCGGTAAATTCTCAATGCATAGGCATTATCGGTAGGAATAACCTTGGGTCTGGCAGTGAGTTCGTGACTCCATGCAAAACCAACGCAGGCACCTTCGCGCCCTTGGTCATTATATGCAGTACAGGACCAAGTATACGAGCGGAAGTCGCGGGTATCGTTTGGTGCTACTGCTGCGAAGTTACGGCTTCTATCGTCAAATTGACGGAGCCTGTCAACCACTCTGTCGGTAAAATCAGTCATAAGACCATTATACCATGGCTGCCCCCCAAGGATTCGAACCTTGAATAACTGGTCCAGAGCCAGTCGTGTTGCCGGTTACACCAAGGGGCATTGAATAGCAAGGCGGGGCTGCTTCTTCCGACCTGACCCGGTACCTTGCTATCACAAGTGTATCATAGCCACGGAGGGCTGTCAACTTCTCCGTTGGCAATCATTCTTTTGGTTTGGTCCGAGAGTTCTCTCTCAATAATCTCGGCACCCCAACGTGCCATATCGTGCGGGTCACGATAGTGCTTGACCCATACTACCTTGGCTACCGCTGTACCATATTCGGTAACGTATTTAATCTCGTCACCTAGTTTGACTACCGGCCAAGACCAAGAATAGCCAATCAGGGTGTCGTCCTTCATCCGGGCCTCCATGCTGTGGCCCCAGCGGCGATGGGTGAAATCGTGTCTCATAGATAGTCCTCTAGGTTTGCCAGAATCACTGGCAGAACGGTATCTGCATCAGCGTGGAATACGTCCAGAGCAAACTTATCAAACGGAGTCGGCTCCTTGTTAATAATGATGCTCTTTGTGGTATTGTCCAAGACGAGGCTGGCTGCCGGAAAAACATTCAGGCTTGTACCCACTGCAATTACAGCATCGGCCTCATTCTTCGCCCACTGCTCGATGCCATTGAACGCCTTCTTGTTGAGGTTTTCTCCGAAGAGAACAACGTTTGGTCGAGTCTTGGTTGACTGGCAATTGATGCACCTCGGCGCACCGAAGCGCTTCCATGGAGCAACTAGGTCACCCTTACACTTCATGCATCTGGCAGACATGTCACCATGAAGGTGGTGAACGTTATCATTACCGGCGCGTTCGTGAAGGTTGTCGATGTTCTGGGTTGCGACAATGGCGTCATGATTCTTTTGAAACTCTGTAATGGCTTCGTGAGCCTTGGTGGGCTTAGCCAGCGCCATGGTCTCGGATACCGGACCCCAGTGCTTATTCCACAACTCATCAAGATGGTTTCCATACCTAGATGCGTGGGACTTCTTTTCAAGGTCACCGTTGACCCAACTACTACCGCCGTCCCTGTAGGTGGCGATACCAGCGTTGGCCGAGATTCCGGCTCCCGTCAGGAATAGAACTTTCACCCTAGAAAACCTGCTAGCATCAGAAACATTGCCAGAAGTAGAAGGACGATAATGACTTCCTTCTGCACCAGAAGGCTGGCGCTGTACTTAATCTCACCAATTACTGTTTGCTTGTTCATTGGCTCTCCTCTCTTCGTACTCAAAGTTAATCAGTACCACGTAGGAACAGGGATATCCCTGCATGCAGGCCTCATGGTCTGGGCAGTTATTGCAAAAAGCGTTGTCACCAGACATATCCTCAAATCGGGTGAGGTCCATCAGAACAACTCCTGCTGGCCGGGGTCGGGAACGAAATCCCACGGGTCTCCGGGCCTGTGTTTGCTACAGACTATCATGCCGGTATCAGTCCTGTCAAGTACCTCGATGTCCTCTTCCAGAACAATAGCGGCCTCAATTTCATAGCACATCGGAAACTCTTGGGCATGCTGTCCGTCATCCTCAGGATTCTTCCTGAATCGACACGTTACGCAATTTTCCTCTTCGATGTCACGAATCTCGTAGAAGTCTGGGACCTTCACAGTTCACCACTCGGGTCGGTAGCACCAACGAACCTAATGCCGTAATTAGCGCCCTTCTTGGTGGCTGCCCAGAAACCGGCAAGGCTACCGCCAGACGCATGTAGTTCGTGATGCTGTAGTGCCTTTACCATGTCCGTAATAAACATGGGGTATTTGACCATAGTAGTGTCATTCTTAAGGATGACGCCCTTGGCGCTCCGCCCAGCATACATATCGTCAACTATAAGGCGAGCATAGAATGGGTCTACCGGCTCCCAATGGTCGAACTTCCAATCTGGGTAGTGTAGCCAATTTCCATCTTTGTCTACCGGCACCTCTGGTGCGCGGGGATTCCATGTTGGTGTGCGCGGCATCAGAGGACCACCTTTTGCACTAGTTCGTCTTCGTCGTAATATACGCCAATGTCGTCAGGATGTACGGGATAGAATCCGGCAGTCATGTCCTCATCCTCTATACACCAACTCAGGTGAGGAGGGTAGACACTAATGTAATCATTTCCCTCGTCATCACTACCGGCGATGACCTCTAGGTCACCGTCGAATTCCTGTAGCGCGTCGATTAGTTCCTTAACCTTCATTACGGTACCTCCGTAAATTCGAATGTGTGAATCTCTCCACCGTCATCCATATACAGATGACAGTCGGGACCATACTCAAAAGTTCCCGACAAGCATTCCACGCCGAAGTCACGCACCGCTTCCTCAAAGGTCACGCGGTTGTCATTCTGCATTTCCTGCTTCAAGAACTCCCACGCCTTCTCAGAGTGCTCGGTATAGATTTGCTCTCCGTGGCGTCCACGGTAGTGTAGACCCTTCACTTGAAATCAACTCCCTTAATCTTGACGATGATGCGCTCACCCTTACGGTTAAAGAGTGGCTGCATGGGACGAGCAACAATACCCTCGGCCTCAAAGTCGCCCCATTGACTCTTAAGGCCACCCGAGCCCCAACGCACTAGCCCACCCTGCTTGTTGAACGTAATGCCGGTAGATACGATGTCTACTGCGTCCTGCATGGTTCCGTAACCGATAACAGGTACGGAATCAATGCCAAGATTTTTCGCAACGTCATTAACGTTGTCACGGTCGAGCCAGAAATCTCCGACCTTTACATCAAATAGCACGAAGTCTGCACGGTCAGCCATGTAGTTGCCACCGTTCTGAATTTTCTTGCCATAGCCCTCACCGAACAGGACAACCCTGTCTAGGCCATTGGACTCCATCCAGTCGAGCAATTCCTTGTTACGCTTGGTGTAGGCTGGCATACCTAGGTCACGACGCCAGTGAGGGTGGGTCGGGAACAGCGCCTCTAGGCGCTCTAGAAGGTGCTTAGGAATGACCGCGTTGTCAGACCTACCGCCGTAATTGGCGACCAGAATGTCTCCGTTTCGGACCAACTCAATCCGAATGTTGGTACCGTCCACCTTCTCGGTGAACTCCCACTGTAGGTCGGCAAGGTAGCCAATCTCTGGCCTTGCCCAATCACCTACGATGAGTTTACCCTTCTTCGGTCCGTCAAGGTGACGCTTGAACAGGGTTTGAATCTTGTGATACGTCTCCATGACGCCTCCTTATTTGTTGTACTTTTCGCAACCACAAGGGTTGCCCATTCCTGTGTTATACATACAGTACGTACCGGGCTGGCCGTCATACCATCTGTCGGTGTGTCGGTGGTCGACAACTCTGTGATTACACTCTCTGCATGCCTTACGGGCTTGCTTGCAACTCTGGCTAGAGGCGCACTTGTAAATACCGGGTATCTTTTCGTCACCCATAAAGTCTCTAAAGACTGCCTGCTGCATGTACTTCTCAGAGCGACGACGACCACACTTGATGCAGTCGACCATCATCAGTCTAGCATCCAATCATGTGTGTTGTCCATAGATGGGTATTCATAGACGCGGTAGTTTCCGCTACCGTCGTGTTCAGGGCCACACCAAATTTCTACGTGACCATCGGGCCACTCGTAGGTGCCGCCAGCGTCCCACGGACGCGAGTCGGCCCAGTAGCGCATGTCAAAGTTAATCTTCAAGTAATACTTGAAGTATCCCCTGTCAGGCAATGGACCAGAACGCAGCGTGTAGTCGTGGTCGTACATATCTCTGGCATGCTTGGCCATAAGGTGCTTAAAGCCAAGTTCGCTGTCAGGCTCGGACAAGGTTGCCTCAATAGCCTCAGTATTCTTCTTCATGGCTCTTGTTCCACACGTATTCCATCTTGCCGTCAGACCAGTCCCATACAAGGAATGAGTGCTGAACGAACAGGCGGTGCAAAATCCAAAGCAGCGAGAGGGCGTAGAGAATCACTAGAAAAATCATTCCTCTTCCTCCGCAAACCAGTTGTCGAAGTGGTACTCGCAGGCACTGCTAATACCATATTCGTCTACCCCCAATTGAGAGTAGATGTGTCCGGGGCGGTAGGCGCGGTCAGCCTCAACAAAGAACACCGGCTCTCCACTGACACACTTGGAAACATAGTTTCCTAGTGCTGCGGCTTCTGCCGCCTTAGCCTCCATATACCTAACCTTGTCAATAGTGGACATGGCGTTATATTCGTCTTGGGTTATCTCAGTCATGCCTTATACCTCTCAATCATTCCCTCTAGCCACTCAACCCCTACTGGGTTAGCGGAATGGACTCTCACCTCTACCGGCCAAAAGTTGCTCTCGCACATCCAAATAACGATGGGCCTCGTGGTGTCGTCACCACCGAGGTCGTGGTCAAGAGACATGACCTTTGGAACTTCAATCAGGCCGAGACCATGCAATTGCTTCCACTCGCTCAGGAAGAAAATTGCTTCCTCACTAGACTTCCACCAGTGCCAACCCTCAGGGGCTGGGCGAATATCATCAACCCAAATCTTCATTCTTTGTCACTTCTATCCCAAGCATTTGTGTTTCCGATTACGTAGGGACCAATTCGAAGCCATCCCTTGTTGAATACCGGCGTTCCAGTAGAAGGCCATCCTGCCCTATAGACAAGTTTCATTTCCGGTCTAAATGTGCAAGTTCTGGATTACACACGCTACATACACATATACCGCCACCGCAAATGTTCGAATCGGGTGGCGGGGTATCAAACGCTTCTGTGTGCTCATGATGGTTGTCGTCTCGACAACCATAGCATCGCCCCAAAAATGCCATATCATCCACCCATATCTACGTCAGCACCGTACTTACGCGATATCGGTGCGGTGAGCCAGCGGAGTTGACCGGGCTTGTCGTGCGGGCTAGTAAAGCGGGAGAAATTCATGCGTTGGGGGTTCCTGCGAACGCGCCTACGGTCCCACAGCCACTCGCCGTTTTCGATGCGCTTCCATGCCCGGTCGTTATTCTTGGTGGGCGCAGACCATCGTGCCTTGACGATGCGCTCGGCACCACAGAACTGGCACAGGCCGTATCCCACAGTGTTGCGACACGGGATACAGACGTGAACATAATGATTGGATGGCATTAGCGTAATCCTCGCTTTTCGATTTCGGCGTCCATGGCAGCGACAATCTCTCGCATCTTATCGGCGTTGCGCTGGTGCTGCTCGGCAACTTCTTCGTTGCGGTCACGAAGCGTCAAAAGATAACTGTCATCCATGAACTTCAAGTGACGTTCGATGTTCACTATCATTGCTACTCCTAAAATTGGGAGAGCCGGTAGGCTGCGCAGGAATTTCACCGCGTCTTACGCCTACCGGCCCGCACCGAGGTGGGGACTCTACGAGTCTACCACATCGTCAGAGTCGTTGTCAAGACCCTCCACAAACTCGTGTCGGACCTCTTGCAACTCCCGCACTAGCCTCAACGCCGCCCTCTCAATGGCGTCAAGATGTGCAATTACTTCTTCTACTGTCACACGCCCTGCGCGTCACGCTCATCCTGCGTGTAACCACTAAAGTCACCAACGCGGGTACGAGTCGTGTGCGCATGCAGAGACGATGCCATGGCATAGGTGTTGCCTGTGTCGTAGGTGAGAGAGGTCTCGGCCCTAAAACCGAAGTTCGCACCCACTGCCACTGCGTCCATGTTGGCACCGAGGAAGGTAAACTGCCAGTTGTACTTATCCTCTTGCTGCTTGATAAGGTCTCGTACATCCTGTGGCTTCCACTCTGTGGAGGAATTCTCATAACCATCGGTTACGACAATTACCATTACGGTACCGGGACGCTCGTCCTCTGGCTTTGCTGCCAACTTCTTCCCAAGGTCGGTCACAGCCTTGCCCACTGCATCGAGTAGTGCGGTAGAGCCAGCAGGAGTTAGTTGTGCCTTAGCCTCACCCACTTCCTTGTCCTCAAAAACGAGTTCGTAGTTGTGGTCGAACTGGACATAATCAACTAGTGCCCTACCCTCCAACTTCGCCTGCTCGGCAAAGAAAGAGTCAAGCGCTCCGCGCATATCCTCTGCTACCGGGAACATGGAACCAGAACGGTCCACAATCGTCAGTAGATGTGTATAATTCTTGTCTGTCAAGTATCCTCCTAGGAATCAGACATATACTCGCCCAACTCGTCTGAATCGCCCTGCCGCATGGCAATGGCAATGGAGGTGGGACGTTCAATAACGCCAATAGAGCACCAGATACACCAGAACAGTTCGTGGTCGCACTCTTGGGTCTTGACCTTGGCCCAACGGGGGAACCGCTGAGCGTCACAGCCACAAGAAGCACATACTTCGTCGGCTGCTAGGTTGTGACCGTTGTCGCAAGCAGTACAGAGTTCTGGCCTGCTGGCCCTCTTGTCACGCCTGTATCGGAAAGTCTTGGTGACCTTCTCAGGCAGGGTACCATCCGCGTTAGGGATAAGGTCGCCCTTCTTGGCGTTACACTTCTTGTGCATCAGCCTTAGGTTGTCTAGGGACCAAATCTCTTCCATGGTCCAACCTTCGGCCTTACCGGCGTACTGTGGGTACCAGTGGTCAATGGTGACCTCTAGTGAGCCTTCCTTGATAGCGTAGTCAAGGGGCCGACCACAGTCGGGGTGGGCACACATGTCACCGTCACGCTCACGTAGGCTTGCTACGAGTTCGTGGCGAGGAATCTTTATGTGCTGCGTTATTGCTTCGCGCTCGTCAGATACTAGATGAGTCATGTGCGCTCCTTTCGTTGGGACCATACTACCACATCTGCCCCGGCCTGTCAAAGGGTACGCATGCGGGCGAGGTAATCCTCAAGTTCAGGCGGCATCTGACGCTTTGGTGCCTCAATGACACCCCTGAATTTTTGTTCTTCTTCGCGCCTATTACGCAAGTGGTGGTCGCGTACGGTACGAACCTCGGCCACCCTGTTGACGGGCTTAGGGGTATGGGTCACCGCATTGAAGATAGCACCGCACGTGGCGTCTGACAAGTCCTTGGTTCCCTTGGCCGGGTGGTCAATCTTGTTCTTGATGATTTGCAGTTCCTTCAACTCCTTGATAAGGATTTCATCCTTCGGACCAGTCAAACGGTAGTCGTACATAATGCTCGTAAAGTCATCGTAATGCTTATCTGCAACAGATAGCGTCTCGGTTGGAATACCGTGCTCATTTGTCAAGATATTCATGGTATCGTTAGAGTTCCAGCGGTCAAACGTTACAAGCCCCAACTTGAATCCCTTACGACGAAGTGCAATGATGTAGTTACGTACGTCGGCAAAGTCTACCTGCTTCTCTTGCGTCGGGGTCCAGTGCCTAATTGCATCTACCACCACGTGCGGGTGTACTTCCTTGTAATCTGCACCAATGGAAATCTCTACCCACTTATCAACATGGGCTAGGGCTACCGCGCAATAGTCATGCTTCTGGGCAAGGTCTACGTGTACAAAATACACCGCCTCGGTGTCGGGCTCCCATGAACGAAGGAACACCCCGGAATCATCTACCGGATTGGTCTTTACGAACGCCTCATCAATGGCATCATGGTTCTTGAAATATCCACCACTTGCCGTGCTTGGCATGCAGGCAAAACGTCCAAGGAAGTCTGCCATGTTCTGCACGGCTGCACGAACGAATGCAGGCGCATTAATATCAACGGTAGGGTTGACCTCCCAAGACGGCCTGCGCAAAGCAAACATTCTCGGGAACTCATAGCGGATGATGTGGTCCTCTTCCCACTCCACCAGAATCTCATTACCCTCGATACCGTCCGGTAGTTCTGGGTCTCGCTTAAGGATGCGAGAGCGCATGACAACTTCCTTGTCAGCAATAACAGCATTGTATCGCTGCTGGATGAAGTCATCCTTGAATCGTGGGAACGACAGCATGATAACCTTACCGTACTCTGCAAAACGAGAGTCTACGGAGGCTCGATACATGTCATAAATACCCTGAGCGGTCTTACCAGTCTCACCACTTGGTGACTCTAGTGCGAATGCGGAAATCTCGTCCAGTACCGCCACAAAAAGGTTGAGTCCCTCAAAGGCCTCTCGCTCGGAGTGACCAGAGAAAACACGAATAGACTTATCGAAGTTAATGCCGTTCTGGGTAGGCTCGTCGTACTTGCCGTCGAACCAGCGGCATTGGGTGATACGCTTCTTAAAGTTAACAAAGAAGACGTTACGTGCTTGGTCGGCATTGACAGCGATGTTCAGAATGTCAATTGTGTCACCCTTTGGCTTGCCGTAATAGCGTGCGGGGTCTTTCAAGCAAAGCAATAGATATACGATATAGGCACAAACAATGGTAGAGGTATAGTCCTTACCGCTACCCTTTCCTAGTTGGAGAATAACCTCGTTACAGGTTTCCTCGTAACGCTTGCGTGCCCTGCGCTCTCCATATAGCGCAGCAAGGGTATCTAGTCGGTAAATCTGGCTTCCGTGCTTGATAATGTCATACTGGTATTCAGACAGGGGCGGTAGACCTAGAAATTGCTCGCTTGTTACAAATTCTTCAATCTCTACCGGAATCTCGTCCCAGTCAGCACCAGAGACCGCAGAGAACGCTTGGTCTAGCAAACTCACTGACTATCAACCGCTTCGTCATCGAATACCTGTACCGCCTCAACTTGGTTGGTAAGGGCCTGCAACTTGACTGCAACCACATACTTGCAATCGTTGCAGAGGTCATTTCGGAGAATGTTAATCAACTGGGCCTCGCGCTCCTCGCGCTCTGCCAGTTCGTCCCCTAGGTCGTGGGCGTCGAGCAGCCCTGCCTTTTGCAAGGCGTCCACTCGCTTTGCCTCAAAATCCGCAATGTTCTTCAAGGTAGCGTTAATTTGTGCAGAAATCTTTTCGTCAAACACATGGGACTTAAGATTATCAAGGTTTTCATGAGCAACCTTCAAGAGGTCGTCATAATTAGACACCATTCGGTTGAGATAATCGCGAGCAGCGTCTCGTGATTCCATATCATTTCGCAGAATCTCTTCCCACTGCTCAATAGCCTTCTTTACCGCCGCGAACGGAATGCCCAATTCCTTAGAAATGTGCATGGGCTTCCAGCCCTTTGAGGCTAGTTCTGCTACGTCAAGAATGTGCTGGGCAGCATTGGAATCAATGACAGACGGGAGGCTCATCGAAAGCCTCCCGCTGTAGGTGCCCAGACGCTACCATAGAAGGTAATGCGTCTAAACGTCTCGCCACCGCAATCGCAGACGACGGTATCTCTTTCGTCCATAGGGACGTTCTTTTCAAATTCACTACCGCATGCACGGCAGGAGTAGTCATAATTGGCCATGAATACATTGTATCACGAAAATGACAATTATGCACTAGGGTACATAAAGCCCCATCTACGGATAGTCGTTTCGCGCAAGTCTTGGCGGTAAACCTCTAGAGACTTACCCTCGTCAGGTTCGTGCATATCAATCCACTCGTGGGCTAGCCCAGAACAATCAAAGTCGGGGCTGACCTTTACCACCTTTTGGTCGGTCCAGTCATACTCGGCACCGCCATGACCATTGTCGTAGGAGTATCGGTGTGGTGGAGTAATCTCTACCGCGAACCAAATCGACTTAACGATGGGGTGGGTCTTTTCGTAGTTGTCAAGCATGTCGTCTAGCCAGCCGTCGCGCTTGTCCCCTTCGCCCTTTTTCTTTACCATTGCAAAGTTGCCTTTCCGTCTCTTACTATCCAACTGTGTTGACGCCTGAACGAAGAAAAGTAATCTGTGTCCTCCGTATGCTCCACAATAGCGTCACCCCAGAATGATTCATCTGGTCTACCGGGATAACCGTAATCGTATTCATCGCCGGGTGTTCCACCCTTCGATGCGTTATCGACTACTCCACAAATCTTACACATCCTCTTTGGACCAACGCCACGGATGTCAGACTGTATTTGTACTGCCTCGCTATGAGGACACTCCGGAACGAGAGTGGCATAGAGTTGGGCTAGATTTTGCTTTGCCTTTCTCTGGGCATCTTCGTTTTTCTCAATGTCCTTTAGGACCGCGTAGAATCTTGCTAGGTCCATCATTCCTCCTCAAACATACCCTCAAAGTAATGGTATTCTCCCAAGTAATCCACGAACGCCCTTAGGTGCTCGTGGTACTCGTCAATAGAGCCCGAATTGTTCTGGACGGTAAAGTCGAACTTCCAGTCATGCATGCTTGTTTCGCTGGCATGCATCCCGGCCCTGTTGTCTACGCCGGGGCGTACGATATGTACAATGTACCCGCCTCTGTCCTTGATGGCTTGTGCCTCATTGGGGAATCGTACGTCTGTAATGACGATGTTTTTATCTACCGGCAAGTCTCTAAAGGTGGCATCCACCCAGACGTTCTCGCCTGCGATGCCACGTCCGACTTCGGTCCCCATCAACTGAATGAGACGCCTCACGTCAAGTGAGAAGGGCGAGGTTTTATATCCCTCCCACCCGTACTCGTCAATTACACTCTGTAGGCTACGGTACACAGGACCCTCGTAGCCACTAACCGGAAACATTCCGTGGTGGTCGTAGTTCGCTACAACTAGTGGGTTTAGGGTGTAGAGTGCCACTCTCAATCTGTCGGCATAGGCTGCCTTGTGAAAACCATACTCATCCCTTAGTAAATAACCAAAGGTATCTTTACCGGCCCCCGCCGCTCCGCTAAGTCCTAGCAGATACATAAACTTCCTTACAATAAAGGGAGGGGGTGGTTTCCCACCCCCTCCAAAGACTTACTTGGATTCTGGACCCGGTGCGGATGCCAGTTCCTCTGGAACTACTGTCTGGTTACCCTTGACTGCCTTTGGGGTATCCTCGCTGCTCTTGCCATCCTCGGAAGAGACGGTCTTTTCGGCTACCTCGCCGTCCTTGGACTTCTTGGTCTCCTTCGGAGCCTCGGCCTTGTGAGCCTTGTCGGGCTCCTCGTCATGGACCTCGTAGCGGTCGGCAATCTTGACGACATACTGACCCTTCTCCACAGGGAAGAAAGCGTCCTGCTTCTCGTCGTAGACCTTAACTGCTCCGGTATCCAAATTTGTGCGCAACGTTACGTTTGGGAAAACCTCGCGCAACTTCTCTGCGTCTGCAAACTTGTGTGACTCTGCCAATGTATTCACCTCCTCAGACAACCATTATAGCCGGGGTGAATCTCAATGTCAACGTTTTTTCTTAAGTCCATGGCGAACCAGCCAGTTGTTGATAGTTGCTTGGGTGGTGTTGGCAAGGTCCGCAATTTCTTGCTCGGTCAGGCGCTCTTCCCAATACTTTTTCCTCATCCACGCATAGGATGTGTAAAGTTTTGGCTTAGGCATAATCCTGATTCCATACGGTACAAACATTTTGAATATGAGCAACTACGTCCCATACAACACAGCCGCAGCCACGCCTACAGTCCCATGCCTTGGCGTGAGAGTTATAGGAAAATCCTAGGGCTTCGTTTCTAGCAACAAGTTCGTCATGAGCAACGTTACGTGCATAGTCTGGGTTGTCCTTGCACAGCCTGTGATGCTTTTGCATGAAACCGCAACCACAGTCCGGTCCCCAGTCGTAATCAGCCACGAATATTCCTTACTCTCTTGCCAACTTTATTGGCGTAGTTCAGGCACGCATAGGTGCCGCCCTTTTGTTTACCATTCCAGTAAGCAAGCACGCGCTCAGCGTGGTCTACCATCCACTCGTTTCGTCGGTGGTAGACCCATGGTCCGGGGTAGGAGTCTGCCTCAGTAACGATGACAACTCGCTCTGCTGCCTCAATGATTTCGGCGTACAGTCCTTCATCCCCACGACGCGGTTCGTGAGTCGACCAAGGGCGCGCAGCCCACACAGGGGCACCAAAACGAACGGCCTCGCTACCGCCCCAAAGGTCGAACCCGTTTGCCATGCCAGTAATGATAGTGGGGAGTCCGGGTCCATCCTGAAACTCTTGCAACACCGCTCGTACTCTGTCTCTGACGTGTTCTTCACTTACACAGTCCTCACTTCTATGTCCGGTCAGGGCAATAATCATGGGCAGTCCTTTCGTCGGGCTCCATCCTACCACAGCGCTCAGTCGTCTGTCAAGACATACTTGTGGTAGCCGTAGTGGGCCACGCCTACCGCGTCCGACACGTTGTCAGAGTCTACTTCAATGCCGAATTCATCCTTTGCCCACGACATCGTGCGCTGCTTCCTGAATTCACGGTTGGCGTTCTGGTACCAACTGGCAGACTTGCCGGGATTGTCCTTCTTGATGGCTTCCTTCTCTGCCTTGGTTAGGGGTTTGTTCCCAATATAATTCTGCCAAGCAAGAGGCGAAACTTCTTCAATCTTTGCTCCATTATTAATAAGCGCACTAATTACCGCCCCGAATGCATAAGCAAGCAGGATAACGGTCTTTTTGTTTTGCACATAAATTGCTGATTCGAACACAACAATATCTGCATTGAGGTGGTCCTTCATTGCATTAATGTATCTCTGACCATAGGCCAGCCTTTCAAAAACATTACTGCCCTTGAACTTTACCTCACCCCATCGAATGGGTCCGTCCTTGCCATAAAGGCAGAACGCGAAGGAAGTGGTCGAGGCATCGACCCCCAATACGGTTTCAGCCTCAACCTTCCTTGATACTAGTTTTCCCAATCCCATGATTCAATTATATCATGGTTTACAAATTAAACTAGATTGGCTGCATTAAGCATATCCAAAACTGAATTATTCCTATCAATTTGGGACTTGGATTCGCAACCTGAACAAATTCTACCGTCGTTGTAGCGGGACAACTTTGTTACCCCACACGTCTTGCACAACCTCGTATGTCCGAGCCGTTGCGCTCTACGCTCGTAGTATTTCTCCATTATCTTTGCGTTAGTGGCAAGTTTGCAACATTCATCATTATGGTATTTCTGATTGTGTGCTTTCTTTACAAAAGTCTCATCGCAGCCCTCACGGGCGCATGTAAATACCGGCTTACTGTCTGACACAACCTCACCTCCCATCGCAAGTACCGTCACTGCGGCACCTCTAGGATAGGCAGGTCCACTACGCCGGGGTAGAGGTCGTTATTCTTTCCCTCATACCCGTCCCAGCACGCCTTGCGTACTGGGCAGGACTTGCAGTTTGCTGACTTCTGAGTAAACGGTCGCTTAGGCAGGCGGTGTGTGTCACTGTTTGCCTTTACCTTTCTCATCCAGTCGAACACTCCCTCGATGAACTCCCTATTCTTGTCGTTCATCTTTACTGGGATGATGAGTAGTTCGTGTGTGTTCTTGTTCTCTACAACAAAGAAGCCCTTTTCCCTCTTCATCACATACATATAAATAAGTAGTTGGATGAGTTGATAGGTTGGGGCCTTCATGTTGGCTCGTCTTACCGCCCACGATTCGGTGATGGTTGTCTTTACCTCACCGACCATTTCCTCCCCTTGCCAATCGACAATTAGGTCGATGTATCCATGAATCGGGGGGTCGTCATGACGAAGTTCTTTTTCGGCCTCAATCAAGATACCGGCCTCGTCATACAGGGCCGCGATGCGCTCACCAGCGGCGGTACCGCTGTCCATGTTGGCTCGCTGCCTAGCGGTATTGTCGTACTCCATGATTTCGCCATGGAAAGCATAGAACCAGTATCGGGGGCATACGCCGTTACCCTTCGGGTAGAATGAGGATGGCGCAAAAGAAGTCTTCTGGGTCCACTTGGTCTCTCGTCCTAGACGGGCAGAAGCCGACTCAAGAAGTTCGTTCATCTTGTCGGTTTCGAATGCTGCACTAAGAGAGTGATGGTTGTTGTTCTTAATCAAGTCAGTCAAATTCTACACCCTCTACGTGATTTCTATGCTTGTCTGGACAATACCAAACAACCAGTTTGGCGTCCTCGTAATAGTATGCCTTATCTGTAATCTTGAAGCATACCTCGCATTCGTACTGCCCGCCCAACTCTTCGGGGTCACCCGGGTCAGGCGCTACAATCTTCTCAAACGGATTAATCAAAGGAACGCTCCCTAGCAAGGTACTTCAAGGTCTGCGCTAGGTCTGTACACTGCTGCGAAACAGCGTAGTAGATGTTCTTCTTGGTATTGTCCTTGTTGATGTAGTTGTAGTCCAGCGCTTGTAGCCTGAACTTAAAAGCGTAGGCCTGCACCTTTAGTAGTGCTTCTCTGGCTTTGGCCGGGGGAATGTCTGGCTTGGCGATACACTTGATTACCAAGTCCATTACCTCGTGCAGTCCTTCGTCCTGCATGAAATCATTTACGTCCACTAGGTCTTGGATATCAGATAGTGTCTGTAGTGCGTCAGATTCCATTCTCTTCTTCCAACTTCCTTAGCCTGATATAGTCCTCGATAATATCGAATCCGACTACCGCCAGTCTTGTCCGACTGGAACCCTCCCCAAGAATAATCTTCAACATCGGTGTGCTCTGATTATTCCTGAACGCGTCTGTGCAAATCTTGGCCCATGCGTTCTGATTGACCGTGAACCCCTTCGGGTACTCCTTGTAGTCAATGGTAAAGATATCTAGAATGGCATCGCCCTTCTGGTAATGTCCTCGGCCCGAATTCTTCGTGGCGCGAGCGCCGTCGCGCTTTACCTCTCCTGCTTCGCTCATGCCTTAATCCTACCCATAATCTTGTCATAAATGTCTTGGGCGACCTCTGGATTATTCTTCAACTCCTTGATGAAGTTGTCCTTACCATTGGTCTTTACCTGCTCATCGTTGTACGATAGCCAGTTACCAGACTTCTTGATTACTCCGTACTCTGTTCCGTACGATACAATCTCGCTGTTTAGGTCGATACCTACGTCGTCCCCTTCGAACATTAGATTATAGGTGTTGGATACACCCATGCCGGGACCACGCGCCTTGGTGATTGTCCAAGTGACCGGACGGCCTACCGGCTTGTCCAGAATCAGGTCTCCCAGTTCACCGAAGTTGATTTTGTCAGTGATGGTTTCCTTGTCCGTCAATGGTGCCCACAACTTGATGATGGTGGAATTCATGAACTCGGCTGCCTCTCCACCCATAAGGGACTTGGATGCGCCGTGCTGGTGGAACTTGTTTCGGACCTGCGAGATAATTACGATGCAGGTATTCTTGTTGACGTTGTTCAGCATGTTGACCATGCTAGCGAAGTTCTTAGAAAATGTACCAATCTGGTTGGTGCCTTCAAGGCCCTTGATTTCTCCATCCGCAAAATAGGACTGGGGAAGTAGTACAGACATAGAGTCAATGACCAGTAGGTCTACCCCGGCTTGCACTAGTTCTACCGCGCTGTTTGCGGTGCTAACCATGTCGGTGGTGTGGGAGACGCCTAGGCGGTCCGTGTCGACGCCGTTACGCCTCGCCCAGCGAGGGTCGAAATTCTTCTCGGCATCTACCCACGCACAAATTTTCCCGTGCTTCTGAGCCTCTGCTACGAGTCCCAGACAGAACTGGGTCTTCCCGGCAGAGCGATTGCCCCACAACGTATGAATGGCCCCATAACGGAGGCCACCTGTGTTGATGTTGATTCCCAGACTTGGGGTCATCAAGTATTCGTTTTCAATTTCGGATGCTCTTGTAAACAATGCCGCTGTCTTCGGATTGAGGCGCGACATGAACTCATCATAATCTGTCATGTAGTGTTGATTGCTCCTTTTGGTGTGAACTACCATTATACCACAAAGAGCGGGGTGGCGTAACCACCCCGCTCAATGTTTATAGCCCAAGAACTTCCATCAACTGAGGCTCTTCGTAATTCGTCCCCTTTAGAATCTTTCCATCTTCACGATAGATTGGCTTTCCGTCTTCGCCCAATTTTGTCATGTTAGACCTGTGAATCTCTTCTACGACCTCTGGCAATGGGATACCCATGTTGATAGCCATACCATTAACGACGTACTCTAGGTCGCCCAAGGCATCTGCTACCTCTACGGGGTCGGTGCCGTCCCACTTAAGAACTACCGCCTCCTTCAACTGCTTGGCGTCGTACCCGCAAGCCTCATAGAGTTCGATGAGTTCCTCACGAATGAGTTCAAGCCTCATGTACTCAAAATCTACCGGCAAGATTGTTACGTCGTCAGCAACCGGATGGCCGAACTTCTCGTGAAACTCCTTCACCATTTCATAGGAGTTTGACGGAGGCTCTTCTCCGTACACAATCACTCTGGCACCTTTAGGCTGAATACGAAGGCCTCGCGCTGTAGGTCATCGTCAATCATAATCTGGGTACCATCGGGGAGGTTGCCCATGTTCTCCTTGGTCACAACTACCGGCTCTCCTACGGAGTAGAGTACCTGCGCCAACATTTCCTGTACTGCGCGCAATTCCTTGCGGAGGTTATCGCGCTCTTCTTCTAGTGACATTTGTTTCCTTACAATACGTTATCTACGAAGCGGGTACCGTCTTCGGTGTGATTGAACTTAACGTCCACTACCGCCCCTTCTCTAAGACGTGTATACGCCTTCATGAACTGTCCCGGGAATACTAGGGCCGGGGTCAATTCCTTCTTCTCGTTCGCAAACACAACCTCGGCCATGCGTGCGCCCTTCTTTGTAATCCTGATATTGAATGATACCACACGAAGCAGTGGTTCGGGAACATCTGGGAACTCCGTAGCATTCAAAAACTCTAGGAATTCTCCACCCTCACCATCTACGACCTCGTTTACTGTGATGTATCTAGCCACCCTATTCTTAGCAACCAGCAATACATACATCTGACCCGGCTCTAGGTTAGTGGTGTCTCCAAGGAACACACCAGCGCTGCCGGTCTCGTCCACAATCTCTGCACGAGTCCAGTTGGCCCCGCTTTTAATTGAGCGCACCATTGCCGCACAGACAAAGGCATCGTCCTCTGTGTACTCGTCCAGCGTCCTAAACTGCATCTTCATGGACAGCGGCAGGTCCGTGTTGAACGCCGGAAGATTCAGGTACTCATAGAAGTTGTCCCTTTCCTCTCCGGTCTTGGGATTGTCGGGGAATGTGGCCGCGCCCACCTTGTTCAACGCATTCAAGGTGGTTGCGGTAAGGCCACTGCCCTTTGTGTTGATGGTTTCATACAAGTGCTGATAGTTCTTGTATGGCCTGTGCTGGATGAGCCTGCCTGCCGTCTTGGGCTGGATGAACTTGATGTTGGACAGTCCCATTCGAATAAAGTCGCCCCTGTCGTCCGACTGGATAGAGAATCCAATCTCTGAGTCGTTGACGCTTGGCAACTTAACTCGCAATCCCAAACGCTTGGCCTCGATGAAGTAGTTCACCCTTTCATCCTTGTCTCCCTCAGAGTTGAGGCAGGCAGTGATGAATTCCAACGGATAGTGATACTTCAACCACGCGGTCTTGTAGGAAATCATGGAATACGCTACGGCGTGGGACTTGTTGAACGAGTAGTTTGCGGCAGCCTCTAGGTCAACCCAGAGCGCCTCGGCTCGCTGCTGTCCAATTTTCTTGGCTGCACCCTCAATAAAAGCGGGCTTCCACTTCGCTAGTTCCTCTGGCTTCTTCTTACCAATCGCCCTACGAACGGCATTGGAATCCACCTTGGACATACCGGCCAGTTCTGTACACAGGTGCATCTGCTGCTCCTGATAGATAATCTGTCCGTAGGTTTCGCGGGTAAACCATTCCGTGTCTGGGTGAATCAACTCCCACGCGCCACCATTCTTGGCCGTGATGTAGTTGCCACCAAAGGACGAGTCGGCAGCACCCGGGCGAACCAGAGCGTTGGATACCGCCAATTCGTTAAAGTCCTTGACACCACCCATTTCTACAAGCATGCGAGTGTAGGGTGCCTCAGAACACTGGAACACGCCACGGGTATGTCCAGCAGAAATCATCTTGTAGACGTTCTTGTCGTCGTAGGTCCAGACTTCCTTGTCTAGGTCACGACCATGGCGCTCCCTGATAAGACGTAGTGTCTCGTCATAGATGGTTAGGGACTTCAAGCCTAGGAAGTCGAACTTAATTAGGCCGATTTCCTCAATCTCGTGCATGTCTGCTGCAACTACCGCCACTCTAGGCGCAGAGGGATTCTTCGGTACCGCCGCCGACTGTACCGGCACAATGTCAGACAGGGGTCGGTTGGATACAACCAGACCACCGGCGTGCATGCCGACCTGAGACAGTGTGCCCGTCAGGCGCTCGCCCAACTTCTCGACCTCTGGGTACTTCTCCCTGAACTCCTTGGTGAATGGAGACTTGACATAATCGTCCCAAGTATCAATCTTCTTGGTAGCCTTGTTCACCTCTCCAACAGGAATCGTGAACGCTCGGGCTGCTGCCTTGACACTTGACTTGTTGCCGTAATATCCAAAGGTCATAACCGATGCAACATTACCGTAGGTACGGCGCATGTAGTCCTTAACCTCTTCACGACGTGAGTCTTGGAAGTCAATATCCAAGTCTGGCCAGTCTGGACGAGACGGGTCGATAAAGCGCTCAAACAGCAGGTTGTGCGCAATCGGGTCAACCTCAGTAAGACCGAGAGAGTAGGTCACCAGAGAGCCAGCGCCGGAACCACGTCCCGGACCAACGCGGATTCCCTGCTTCTTGGCCCACTCCACGCCCTTTAGGGCGATGTGGAAATAAGCGCTGAATCCCTTGCCCTTGATAATTGAGAGTTCGTGGTTGGCCCTGTCAATGTAGGCTTGGTCCTTGTCAAACCCCATCCTCTTTAGGCCCGCGAACACCTTCTTCTCCAAGAGTTCGTCAACGTCTCCCTCAGTGGTCTTCGGGAGCAGGTCTAGGCCCTTGTGGTAGGTGTAATCGTCGGAGTCAATCATGCTAGCGACAACCATGGTATTATCACAGGCCTGCTGGTCAATACCGTGCTTCTCTAGACCGGCTAGGTGCTCCTCGACAGAGTTAAGGTGTACGTGGATGTCTTGGAACGACAACTTTCGGTCGGGCCAAAGATAGTTGTACCTCTCAAAAATCTCCATCTTCTGGGACTTGGTGAGTTCGGCATTCGGGTTCTTCTTAGGCTTGGCAGACAGAATCAATACCGCCTCCTGCACCCACAGGTCTTCCTTGCGAGCGTGGTGGCAATCGGAAGTGACTACGTGCCTGAGTCCGTGCCTCTTTGCGATATCCATGAGGGCCTTGTTCAACTCAACCGGGTTGTGGCTCATGACCTCAATAAAGAAGCGCTCGCCGAAGACGCGCTTGAACTCCCCAGCCAACTGATGCGCTTGGTTATGTAGTCCCGCTAGGATAGCCTTGGACAGCATACCGCCCATGCAACCAGACAGAACGATAACACCCTCGTTGTGGGCCTCCATGACCTCTAGGTCGATACGCGGCTTTTCGTAGAAACCCTCGGTCCAACCGATTTCATTCATCTTCCTGAGGTTGGTGAGGCCTTTGTCGTTCTGAGCCAACAGGGTAATGTGATTGAACACGGCATCGCCGTCAGCACGCTTGCTCTTGGCTGTACGGTCAAAGCGGTCATTGGTGAAGTAGGCCTCTTCTCCCAAGATTGGGATAATGCCAGCCTTCTTCGCCTCTCGCTGGAACTCTCGGTGACCCGCGTGGGTGCCGTGGTTGGTTTGTGCGAGATAGTCAATCCCGAGTTCCTTGGCACGCTCCATGTACTGAGCGGGGGTAGATGTGCCGTCTAGCGGCGAGTATACGTCATGTAGGTGTAGTTCTGCGTAATGCAATATCTGTCCTTAGTTTGTCGGGTAGTCTAGGAACCCGTATTCTCTGATGTACGAAGGTCGAATGACCTCCATCGTTTCTTCTGTCAATATCCCCGCCTGTGACGGGTGTGGGTCATGCACCATCTTGCCATTGCGGTAGATGACTACGTGGTAGAACTCTCCTCTCGGAGACTTGCCACTTACTAGGTAGTATTCACCGTTGTAAAGGTGCCGGTCAATCCTGAATAGGTCGTAACCATGATACCACAACCAATTAATTGTGTAGTGCCACCAGTCTACACCAAAGCGCTCGTCGGCATCAACAAAGTGTGGAACCTGTTCAATCTGTAGTTCTAGCACACACGCAACTGCCGTTTGCCAGCAGTTGCCTCGGATTAGGCCCTCTTCGTATCCTCCGAAGAAGTGTGTTTGAGTATGCCTAATCACTCTGTTCGACAATTCTGTGACTGGTGCTTGTTAGGTCCAGATTGGTTGCCCACCTCTTTACCGTCACGAACATCGTCATGGCGAGGTCTGTTCTCTGATGCATGGGCCAGTCGGGGTAGAGTTCGGTAATCTTCACGAACATCATACTCACCAGAGCGGAATCATCTTCGCTGGCTGGCTCAAACCTACCGTCGTCATCGGTCTCACGTACTTCCACTTTGTTTCCTTTTCATCTTTACGAACTCCATGGTAACGTACCGGAGCCCCTTGCGTCTATTCCTTTTGTACATTCGTGTTACCTCGCGGTGACAGGGGACGCACAAAGGAATCAAGTCTGTCATGGCTTCCTTGCCGAGTCGGCTGTAATCCATGTGGTGACAATGTAGCACCTTGGCATACCGACGACAGGCGTAGCATCGCTTACCATAGTAGCGGAATACCTGTTCGCGTTTTTGTTTCCATCGGGGAGAGTTGATGTAATCGCGATATGCTTTAGTTACCACTACCCCATTATAGCACAGGAGGGGCCGGTATCCGGCCCCTCCTTAATGCTTATATCACCACTCGTCGTCAGCGGTGGCAGGCTTACCTGCACCTACGGACGCAGTTGCCTTAGGCTCTGCGGTGGCTCCTGCATTCTGGCCACCAAAGAAGTGTGCCTCCTGCTGAGCGTAAGGAACGTTGCGGACGGCGTAGTCGAGGTCGAATACCTCGTAGTCCTCTACGTTCTTGTCATGCTGACCAAGCGGGGTGAGTAGGTAAGCGGTGTCAGTCTGGCCGCTACCGTTACGCTTAATCTTGAACCACTTGTCGGTGATAGTACCGATTTCGGTGGCCTGCTCGATGACGTGAGGGGTAACAGACTTTGGTCCGTTGCCCTGTGACAAGACTGCTACGTAAGGCTCGTTCACACCATCGTCAACTAGGACGTTGATGTACAACTTCGTCTTCTGCTTCCAGCCAGCCTTGAAGTCTTCTCGGTGCTTCTCACAACCGAAGCATGCACCCTCTTCCTCGATGGTACATGTTGCACGACGCGGGAACAAATCACTCGGCGCGTGCTCAACGGCCAGAAAACCTAGACCGTTCTTTTCTGAATAGTTCTCGGACTCTTCGTCCATTTCCTGTAGGAAGATAACCTTGACGGCTTCCTTGTCCTTTAGGCCGAACCACTTAATCTTGGGGCGGTCTTCTCCGTCACCCGAGCGGTTCGCAAACTTCTGCTCCTCCGCGTCAAGATGCGCGGAAATCTTCTTCAATCCCTTTACAATACCCATTTTTGTTTTTATTATCTCCTATTTGTACGGCTCCATATAGTCGCCTGATTGCATCTAGTATAGCACAGATTGGGTTAGACAGCAACCCCGTTTTCGTAGTTTGTCTGGCTGTACTCAAAGTTTGACATAGGCTTGGCGAGACACTGACGGATGTCCTGTGGTCGCTTTAGCATGTCGGTAGCGTCCTTGGCTCCATCGGGATATACCTGTGTTCCATCGTATACCGCCCACAGATGGCGCTTGTTGGGTAGTTGTCTAATACCGCTACGGGCCAACTCTCTACCGGGACGGTGGCCCACACACCTTACCTCCCAAGGCTTGAACTCGATGTCCCTGCACAGTTTGCAATTGACGGGATACTGCTTCTTATCGAAGTCCGTCATCCAGATGACGGTAGTAAAGTGCTTATCTACCTGCGCTGTGTGCCACGCAGAAAAAGAACCGCCCAGTGTTGCACACACATTGGGGTATCCCGCCTGATGGACGCTCATGGCGTCGTAGGAGGCTTCTACGATGATAAGGGTGTCTGCACCGGTCGCCTTGGCCCTATGGAAGTTGAATAGGCTCTTGGTCTTGGGCAGGCGAGTTGAATTCTTGAAACGCTTGTCCGTGTTGGACGGCGTGCGTCCAATCAGACCGATAGGCATTCCGGTAGGGTCGTGCATCGGGACCACGACCATTCCCATGTTCTGGGAGTAGCCCACGTCGAAGTGGTCAAGGGTAGAATCCTCAAAGCCACGACCGTGCATGTACTCTTCGGCAATGCTGCCGGGAAACGCTGCCTTCATACCGGCGAGGTCTCCACCGAACTGCACGAAGTCAGGAGCCTTCTCAATGACAGTCTTTAGTCGCTCTGTCAGAGGAGTGTTGGATGTATTCTTGTACTTTAGGATAGTACGCTGTACTTGGAACTCGCTGCCCTTGGTGAGTCGTCGTACCAATTCTGGAAAGGTACCGCTCGTTTGGCATGCCGGGTTGAAGCATGTGAAAAGTCCTTTGTTCTTGTCGACCACAAAGGCGGGGTCGTGGGTGTTGCCGTGGAACGGGCAGAGGCACAGGAAGTGCGTACCCGTTTCACTTACGCATTCGACTCCGATATGGTCGAGGACTCCTTCGACTTGTTCTGGTGTGTAGACGACATAATCGTCGTCCCATTCATCACGCCAGCGACCTGCCATGACTGAGTTCCTCCTACGTGTGTTCCGTATACCGTCAGAGAGAAGTTATAACTCTCAACGTCTGGTACATAGTCTAGCGTGAACTGGGGGTCCAAGTCAAGGACTGGTACCACACCCATATCGCGCATAGTTCCTTCCAAAGAACTAATCAAGCGCTCACGCTGCTCCACGATGTTTCCATCGGACATGGTACCGTCAAGATGGTACCTAATGATTTCGTCGTGCATTTTTGGTCCTACGAGGCTAGTTCGAACTCTTCCTTCACAATACCACGGTCGATATCCCAATTTAGGAACCCAGAGAACAACGGACCATTTCGGTTCTTTCGGCAGACGATTTCAATAATATTGGAGTCGTCATGCTTGTGAACTGCAAATGCTAGGTCAGCGTCGAACGCCAATTGCTTCGACCATGCAACCTGCTCAATGGTTGGTGGCTCCTTGACAGATGCGCTAGAGTCGGGAGTAGCAGAAGAAATCAAAATCACAGGGATATTGTTCTGTACCGCCAGCCTCTTGAATTCCTTGGACATATTACGCATACGCGCTGTCATGTCTGGAGAATTCGCATTGTCGCTAGCCAATTGAGCATAGTCAAAGATTAGCATACTAGGCTTGTGTTGGTCAATTTTAGCCTGAATTACATTTGGTGTCAATTCCGAAACACCATCATTAGTCACGACGATGAATTCCGGCGTATTTTCGAACTTCTTCTTGAATGTCCTAAAGTCGTCCGAACCGATTGCACCCAATGTAAGGTCGGAGTGGCGGAACAGTCCGCTACCCTGAATTGTATAGATTCGGTCTCGTACCTTCTTGTCGCTCATTTCAAGAGAAACAATCATTGGCTTGTGACCATTTGCGTGTGCATTACACGCTACTAGCGTGGTGAACTGGCTCTTGGCTCTACCGGTCCAGCCCAGCACGACTACGAGGTCGCCGCCAGCCAAACCAGAGGTGTAAGCCGAGTCAATGAACGAGACGCCGGTAGGAATACCGGGAACGCCGCCCATGGCTTGCGCCCTTTCACGAACCTCATCATAATGACGTTCAGCCTCATCGAAGTCCATGACGTTCAGGTCACGAGCAGAGTGGCTAAACCTGTTGAGTCTTGCCAGCCCTTGCTGCAACTTGTTGAGAACTTCCTCGGCATGGCCGGGAGAGTTTGCCTCTCCCGCCTTGAAAAGGAGTCGCTCGATACCATTGCTGATATATTCGTTCTTCAAGTCCTCTAGGTAGTAGGCAGAGTTACCATTTACTGATACCTCCTCCAACTCAGGGAACTTGGACTGAATAACGTCAATGTCTGGGATTGAGTGATACTTCGCGTGGTAGTCCTTGATGGATTGCCACACGTCCCCATACGCCACGAAGAGGTCGTCCACCGATTCGCCGAATAGAATTCCAATGTCCTTGTTCTTTAGGACCGCATTAATTGTCAGCAATTCCGGTGTTGCCACGCTCTCTCCATTCCTTTGCTCTTTGTGCGGATTCCGCTCTCAACTTCTCGCGGTGCATCCGGTCTTTGTCTGCCTCTGTGGCAGAGCGCTCCAACTCATGGTAGTGATAGAAGAACCACTCCAAGTCGTGTCGGCGCGGTGAATCTGTTGTAAAGTAGAACTCGATAAGTTCCTTCGCCTTTTCCTTCGGCATGTCCATGAGGATTGATTCGAACCCCCAGCGAGCCGCGTGCCTATTAAAACTCGGGTCCATGCCGTACTTCTGCTTATACAACTTCGCATAGTACGAAGTCATTGCATGGCACTGCTGAGCGGTGGGCTTAGGCATCCTTCTCCGCTAGAATCTCGTCAACGTCTTGCTCTAGGAGAGAGTCAACCTTAGACTTAATCTTGGCGAACGCCTCGTCCACAGTACCCCCCACCACGTCTGCGGTAATCTCATACTCGGGCTGTAGATTCTGGAAATTACCGATGTTGACGGTCATCCCGTTCTTGTACCTAATCTGGACGTTCTCTAGTTGTACTGACATTAGTAGTCTTTTGCCTTCCATGTTGGGACAAACGTCCCATCGTCGTTCTCGATGTAAAGGATGGTCTCCTGATTAATCATCGCTCTGACCTCTCGTGCCGTCGGCATGGCCAGTGGTGTAATCATACCATCTTTTCTCGGTCTGCCATAGTGGGTGTTGGAAAAATATTCGTGGACCCTCATCACATCGGCTGGCGACCAGTAGTATTTGAGTACACGCTCTTGGTCTTTTAGCGCATACATGAATTGCGGCGGCTCCACGTCCCCGTTGTTGAGTGCAAACTCCAATGCTCTGGAACTGCGGTTCATCATCGCCGCTACCTCCTTGGTGGAGAAGGCAGGCTCTTTCTTTCTACGTACCTCTGAATACGTGTATGCTACCCTCTTGTGCAGAGGGTAGCACCACGTCATGATGGTGTCCTTGCCACGGTTGATTTGCAACTTCTTATGCAGATTACCATTCAGATAAAAATACAGTAGTGGCTTAGCCTTCTTGGACACTCATCCTCCTATCAAATCTTTGGTGTGTCTACCGGCGCGAAGGACGCAGGGGACACAGTTCGACCCGTTACAGCGTTCGCAACAATTGCCTTCAATAGTGCTAGCGCACCAGCAATGGCTACGGTTGACAGGGTTGCCTGCCAGTCAAGAGCAACTAGGTCGAGGCCGTCAACGCTTAGAACAGCGATTAGAACCTGCGCCACAGTTGCTAGAACACGCTCTACAGCGTCCTTCCAGAACAAACTTGACCAAATACTCATTTACATACCTCCCTCAAAAGTGGTAACAATATTGTACCAC